GATAGCCATAAGTGTTTTATCCATTTTTGGGAACTCCTGGCTGATTAAGTATGTCGATAAGGCGTTTCCATCCGTCACGTAATTTACGGGTGATTCGTTCAAGTAAAGATTCGGAAGGGCAGCCAGCAACAGGCCACCCTGCAATGGCATATTGCAGGGTGTGCTCCTTATTTATACATAACGAAAAACGCCTCGAGTGAAGCGTAATTGGTATGCGGTAACGCCGCGCTCAGGCGGCCTTGATAGTCATATCATCTGAATCAAATATTCCTGATGTATCGATATCGGTAATTCTTATTCCTTCACTACCATCCATTGGAGGCCATCCTTCCTGACCATTTCCATCATTCCAGTCGAACTCACACACAACACCATATGCATTTAAGTCGCTTGAAATTGCTATAAGCAGAGCATGTTGCTCCAGCATGATTAATACAGCATTTAATACAGAGCCGTGTTTATTGAGTCGGTATTCAGAGTCTGACCAGAATTATTAATCTGGTGAAGTTTTTCCTCTATCATTACGTCATGGTCAATTTCAATTTCTATTGATGCTTTCCAGTCGTAATCAATGATGTATTTTTTGATGTTTGACATCTATTCATATCCTCATAGATAAAAATCGCCCTCACATTAGAGGGCAAAGAAGATTTCCAATAATCAGAACAAGTCGGCTCCTGTTTAGTTACGAGCGACATTGCTCCGTGTATTCACTCGTTGGAATGAATACACAGTGCAGTGTTTATTCTGTTGTTTATGCCAAAATAATTTTAATCAGCAATAAACTCTTCTGGTAATTCATCAACCAGTTGATGCATTATTATCACCCATTTGCCATCATTCGTTTCGTATGCATATTTCCGGTCTTTTATCATCAGGTGTTCAGTTACTGCCTTAATCGCTTGTTCGGTGACATCTTCTTTCTTTCCTACCCACATTCCTTTTTCAGTGTTTAATGTTCCTTGAAAAATACGACCGCTTAATGGGCTTGCTGCCATAGTTTTAATTTTCATATAGCTCCTTAAAAATAAAGGCCACCATCAGGCAGCCTTGTTGTTCTGTTTACCAAGTTCTCTGGCAATCATTGCCGTCGTTCGTATTGCCCATTTATCGACATATTTCCCATCTTCCATTACAGGAAACATTTCTTCAGGCTTAACCATGCATTCCGATTGCAGCTTGCATCCATTGCATCGCTTGAATTGTCCACACCATTGATTCTTATCAATAGTCGTAGTCATAAGGGTAGTCCTGGTATTGTTCCATCACATCCTGAGGATGCTCTTCGAACTCTTCAAATTCTTCTTCCATATATCACCTCAAATAAGTGGTTTGCTGCCTAATTTCATTTTCTGGCGACCAACACAAGTCATCTTGCTGTCAGTTGTTTTGATTTCCGGTAGCCTGCCGCGTAAATGGCTACGTTTGGCAGGCAGCACGAACCACATTCAACCTTCTTCCTATTCGCTCCTGCTAGCGAAACCACCATTGAAACACGGTCAATATTTTTACGTTTTGCTGTCGCCTCTTTGTGCTTACGAGCGCGTTCGAGTTTGCGAATCTCTCTTGCTTTCACTGGATACCTCCGATGATTGACTTTGGTGATTTGATGTCATGTGTCGATCCCCTTATTGCGGCTATCCATCCTGCCCAAAATGCAGGTGCTCACCGCTAAGTGGTAGCGCATCGACCTGCGCATTCATCAAATCCCAAAGCCAACCTCTCTTTGGTGGGGACGAATCATCCCCATTCCATCAATGTTAAAGAGCCTGCCAATCTGTTCCGTTTGGCTTCCAGCTTCCTGCTGATGTGTTTAGTATCACCGCTAGTGGTATGTGTGTCAACACCGCCAGAGATAATTTATCACCGCAGATGGTTATCTGTATGTTTTTTATATGGATTTATTTTTTGCAGGGGGGGCATTGTTTGGTAGGTGAGGGATCAGAATTGCACTATTTAGCAAGTTGTATCTATAAATTTTTCAATAAATACAATTGGTTATGGTGTTATTAGGTGTGGGGATCGAGAGGCAAAGAAAACCCGGCGCTGAGGCCGGGTGGGGGATTTCACTTATTGCTGTTCGTTTCCATGGGATTGGTCAAGAAATCAAAGTAAGGAAGATTGAACCTACCAAGATTTGACATGAGGATAATTTGCTCGGCATATGTTTTTATATAGGGATATGCCATAGTGGGAGCAATGGACCTTATCTCATGTGATTTTGCCATTTCATGGGAAAAATCATCTTCTGACCGAAAATCAAAGTCGTATGTGATGTCCATCTCTAGTCTACCTTCAATGGTTATGGAGGTAAAATATCTCACTCTAAATAGCTTTGAATCCTTCACATTAGTGTAAAGTTCATTATTCAGCTTAACGGTTGCGTTCAGGTTTTTTTTTGCCGCTGAATCAGCTTCTAGCTGCTTCATAACCAAGCGTTCAACTTTTTTGCTAATGAGTTCAATTTTCATGATACTAATGAGTAATTCCCGTCAGGAGTCATTTCGTCATTCAGGTTGTTAGCTGCTGTGAAACTTGATGACAAGTTACTTATCAAAGAAAAAACATTCCGTTTTTCTTTGCATTCGCCGTTACCCCTTACTGCGCTGAACAACATTTTTGAAACGTAAGATTCTGTAGCCTTTTCAGCGTAATAAGGAGAAGATGATGTGGCGGCTGACTCACACTGAACAATGACGCTAGTCATTGTCGTTTCTTCTTCCTCAGCGTCAACCAGACTCCATTCAATTGCGCTCATATCTTGAATTAAGATATCTGCAGGAATGCCAAGCCCGTCATGCAGTCTACGGATCATTGAAAGACTTAATGGACGCTTACGATTTAAGACCTCAGATACTTTAGATGCTGAGCCAATGTATTGTTTCATGTCGGCATAAGAGAGGCCTTGCTGATCCATGCGGAACTTGATTGCTTCTATGGGGTCTGGCTTGTCCATAGGGAACTCGCGTGACTCATAGTGCTCAATAAGCAAGCCTAGTAGTTCAAACTCATCAAAATCTTCAGTTCCAGGTTGTAAATCACTAGACGCAAGTTCAATGAGCCTTTCCATAGCTGCAGCATGCTCTTCACTATTTTTAATGATGCGCCAGCTAGTTCGATTCATTTAAGTCTCCACTTGTCGTACTCTGCATGAGTTCCAACTTTTTCAACTATGACAATTCCTGCTTGGTAAACAACTTGGACAACGAGCCGATAGTTATTGCCTTTTATATTAAAAATTACCCTGTTGTCAGGAAGGAAGTCGGCAGAATTAAATCTATTCCGTATGTCTTGAGTCGTTTTCCAGTTTTCTCTTCTCACTTCATCATACCAAGAGTCTAAAGCCCCCTTGGCCTGATTGTGTTTCCGGCTAAAACTGTGAAGCTTCTCTACGTTTAAGACCTTCATAATCCGATGTAGTTCCCTCTTTGGGAATTATAGATTCATTTCCCATAAAGGGAATCTGTATTTTTATCCAGGAATGCTATGTGCTTCACCCAAACGTCTCTTCAGGCCATTGACTGGCGATAACCTTGCCTACAATGTTGCAGTTCTCATTGCATGGGATTATTGGAAACTGCGGGTTAAGTGGTTGTAAAAATACTTGCCCACTATCTTTGATCAGTTTTTTGAATGTGAATTCATCACCACCAAGTCTAGCGATACAGAAATCACCAGGATCAACAGGTTGTTCAGGGTCAACCAAGATTAACATTCCATCAGGAAAGCTTGGTTTCGATCCTGCCGGAGCTGTCATTGAGTTGCCTTCAACCTCAAGCCAGAATGCAGAATCACTGGCTTTTTTGGTTGTGCTTACCCATCTCTCCGCATCACCTTTGGTAAAGGTTCTAAGCTCAGGCGAGAACATCCCGGCCTGAACATGAGAAAAAACAGGGTACTCATACTCACTTCTGAGTGATGGCTGCATACTAACCGCTTCATACATCTCGTAGATTTCTCTGGCGATTGAAGGACTAAATTCTTCAACGCTAACGTTGAGAATTTTTGCAAGCAATGCAGCGTTATAAGCATTTAATGCATTGACGCCATTAAATAAAGCTCCAACACCTGACTGCCCCATCCCCATCTTGTCTGCGACAGATTCTTGGGATAAGCCAAGCTCATTTTTCTTTTTTTCATAAATAGCTTTAAGGCGACGTGCGTCCTCAAGCTGCTCTTGTGTTAACGGTTTCTTTTTTGCGCTCATACGTTAAATCTATCACCGCAAGGGATAAATATCTAACACCGTGCGTGTTGACTATTTTACCTCTAGCGGTGATAATGATTGCATGTACTAAGGAGGTTGTATGGAACAACGCATAACCCTGAAAGATTATGCAATGCGCTTTGGTCAAACCAAGACGGCTAAAGATCTCGGCGTATATCAAAGCGCGATCAACAAGGCCATTCATGCAGGCCGAAAGATTTTTTTAACTATAAACGCTGATGGAAGCGTTTATGCGGAAGAAATAAAGCCCTTCCCAAGCAACAAAAAAACAACTGCATAAGTAACACCGCTCTTTAAACAATCAGGTCGGGGATGATTCGTCCCCACAAAAAACGCATCAACAGATGCGTAATATTCACTATTGGAAATCATAAGAAATGGAACAAACAAGTTACAGCAAACTATCACAGCGCGACGTTGATCGCGCTGAAACTGATTTACTCATCAACCTGTCAACGCTTACCCAGCGCGGTCTGGCAAAGATGATTGGCTGTCATGAATCGAAGATAAGCAGAACGGACTGGAGATTTATTGCTTCGGTCTTGTGTGCTTTCGGAATGGCATCAGACATCAGTCCGATTAGCAGGGCTTTTAAGTATGCGCTTGATGAAATCACAAAGAAAAAATCCCCGGCTGCCACCGAGGATTTTAAGCAAATTGATATGCAATTCTGAGGGAATTACTGGATCAATCCACAGGAGTAATTATGACATACGAAAATGACAAATTCCAGGTTCTGAAGAGCATGAAGGTGCCAGATGATTTTAAATCAAATGGCTTTGTTTATGTGCTTTCGAATGAGTGCATGCCAGGAATTTATAAGATTGGGATGACTAAGCATTCACCAGAAGTTAGGGCTAAAGAAATTTCAGCCTCTACTGGCGTTCCTAAGCCATTTAAGGTGATAGCAGCCTTTCATTCAAATAATCCCGCATCAGATGAAAAACTCATTCATAAAGCCTTTGCAAAAGAGAGGCTTAGTGATAATCGAGAGTTTTTCAAGCTTGAAGATAATGATCTTTCTGAATCTCTAAATGAAATAAGGGCGCTGGTTGGCCCTGAAAGAAATGGCGAGACGGCAGAATACGCAATTTACGACTCATTCATTTCTTTTCGCCATGAAAATGAGCTTGATCTTAATGAGGAGCTTATAGAGCAAGGTCTGGGTAGTGTAGTTGGTCATCTTCCTGCGGTGAAAAATTTCCTTATTCGCGCCGGAATTGATTACGCGAAGCAACTGATAAGCAAATATAACTCATCGATAGTTATTAATACAGATGGCAGTGTGGTGATGGTTAAGTCTCTTGAAGCCCAATGCTTTGATGCGGAGGTTGGAAATGAGCCTGGCTGAAGTATTTTACCTGCCGAAGAGTGAACCTGTTGAACAGGAGCGAAGAGTGGCTGATATCGATGATGGTTACACCAGATTCGCTAACGAGCTGCTGGAAGCTATCGCAAGTGCCGATTTAACCGCTCGCCAGTTGAAAGTTATGCTGGCCTACGTCCGGAAAACATATGGATTCAATAAGAAAACAGATCGAATAGCCGATGAGCAAATTGCTCAGTTAACAGGACTGTCAAGGCAGAATGTTAACAAGGCTAAAAAAGAACTGATTTCAATGAATTGCCTGTTTATGGATGGAAATCAAATCGGTGTAAACATTGAGGTATCTGCGTGGCAATTCAGCAAGTGTCTCCAAGTTAGCAACTTTGTCTCGAAGTTAGAGACAAAAAATGTCTCCAAATTAGAGACACTCAATGTCTCGAAGTTAGAGACACACAAAAGACATTCTTTAAAGACAAAAGAAAATATTAATAAACCCCCTATATCCCCCAAAAAAGTTTCTCAGAAGTTCGACCCGCTAGAAACAGAGTTGCCTGATTGGTTATCAGCAGAAACATGGTTGTCGTGGGTTACATATCGCAAGGAGATAGGTAAGTCGATCAAGTCTAAGCAAAGTGTTACTCAGGCTATCAACGTTCTAAGCAGAAGTCTGGGGAAGGGATATACACCTGAAGAAATTATAAACCAGAGCATCGCCAGTGGTTGGCAGGGGATTTTTGAGCCCAAGACTCCAAAGGGGAAATCTCAACCGAGGCCGCAGCATCGAGCTATGCAGGAAAACTTTGCCACCAAAGATTACGGACAAACTGAAATGCCTTCATGGGCGCAGGAGTGAACATGACGCTGGATGAAAAGATCTCCCAACTTGAGAAAAAACTTGCAGAATTGAGTTCTCCGCCAATTGCTATCGAGCATACAGCTGTAGAAATTGGCACTGGCATCTGTGAAAAACATGGTGAGTTTGAGCAGCGTAACCGTTACTCGACTGGGCCAATTAAGTTTGCCTCAAGACCTAGCGAATGCCCGGAATGCATGAGAGATGAGCTTATTCGGCGTAAGCGTCAACGGAGCACCGTATT